AAAGCTACCACCAAACGTACCACCACCAGTGAATGTGCGGTTCACAGCAGGCAATAGATTCTCGTACAGGTTCCGACCAGCTGCAGCACCAATCCCAGAGACGACGCTCTGGGTGTATGGGTTCATATAACTAGATGCGACACCCGGATCAGTGAATGATTGGGTGCCGCCTGCAATGTAGTCACCAGCAGCCTGCGTGTATGGCTGATAGTTCCCAACATTCTCAGATGTCATCTGATAGGCTTGCTGCTCCTGCGGAGAAACAGCAGCAAGGCGGGGGCCGCCAGTATAGGCCTGATAAGGCGTAGTCGTAGCCTCATAGCCTCTTTCGATGCTCTTGGTGTAGGCATCAACCAGCCACTGGGGCAACTTAGTTTGTGTGACGGTTTCTGTGATAGCCATTACGCCATACCTCCAACAGCTTTAAGCATTCTATCTATACCCTTCTGGGGTTTTGCAATCTTTTTTACATCTTTACGTCCCGCCTGTTGGCGTACCATTTTCCGCATTTCATCAAGACGGCGCACGCCTTCACGGTTCGATCCATCGCCAAGATCGGAAACATCCTGCGCGCTCCAGACATATTCACCATCAGATAGGTATGCAGGGATCTTATCTTCCTGCCCGCTACCGATGCCTTTCACCTGTCCGGGGCCGCGATGACCGCCGTTCTTATGATAATCGACAAGATGCTTTACCATATCATCACTGATTTCGCCGCCTTCTTTTATGACGGGGATGTCCGCCGGATTGATGGCTGCAGATGGTTCTGCCACAGGCGCTCCGGTTACAGGATCGCGGGTGAAGAACATATACTCTGTCTCTTGATCGCCACCGCGCCGGCCATATGTCTGTGGCGTATAAGGATAACCCCCGCCAATTGTGGATCTTAGAGAGCCTTCCCTGAATTTTAAGCCGGGGCCTACGCCTCCGCCAATACCGCTGCCACCACCACCACCACCACCAAGAACACCTCCGGCGAGTGGGACAAGGACGGATACAGCGTTAGCGATATTGGCTGCGTCTTTAATTTTTTCCAGCGTGGACTTTTCTGTTAGAGCAGGATCAGGAGTCATCGGGGCGAGTATGGATGGTAAACCGGCAAGGGCTGAACCCAGACCGGGGCCTTGCGTGACGGTAGGCACGTTGCCGGTAACAACAATGTCATCTGGCTGAGTCTCAGGCTCCATCAACGCGGGGTCTGCGGGTGGCGGATTTAGTGGCCCTAAACTGTCGAGTATAGAGCCAGTACCTAATCCTGCTCCCAAAATAGGTATAGGAGCGTAGCCGCCCGGAGGGCTTATGGGGCGGTATTTGCTAACAACGATGTCACCAGTCTCTGGGTCAACATAACCATCGCTATAACGATCATCGTCAACCACGTTATTTTTGTTTGGTGCGCCTATTTGCGATGCAGCAGCTTGGCCAAGAGCGCTGCCCACTGCTGAGCCAGCAAGGTTAGACGCTGCTCTTCCCGCTGCGTTTACAAGGATGTCGCCCGCAGCGCCGCCGATACCAGCAGGGATTGCTGCGCTTGTAAGGCTGCCGAAGTTAAGACCTTGGAGTGCGTTCGGAACTAAGTCTGCGTTGATGCCAGTCATTGGGGCTGTCGCTCCGGGAGTAGCTGGGCCAAACAATTGGCCCCCAGCATAGGCGCTACCTCCAGCAATAGCCGCCCGCACCAAGGCATCTTTAAGACCACGACCCTGTGCTGCACTTGATACGGCAGAGCCAAGAGCCGCGCCCGCAATAGGGCCGATACCGGGGATAAAGGCTGCGGCAAATGGCAGAACATTATCAGCTAAGAAACCAAGGCCGCTTTGCTTCGGGGCTGCGCGGGCAACGTCATAGAAACGGGTTTCACCAGTGGGCGCTATGAACTCGCCAGCTTGCACAGCAAAGTTAGCTTTTTTTCCGAGGTCATTGCTAAGGCTCTGGGCCACGGCAACCGCCCTGTTCGCTCCTTCAACACCAGAACCGCTAAAGATAACATTACCTTTAGCGTCCACAACGCGAACCTCTTGGCCCTCGCGCACATCAAACGTGTTATCAGTTCCAAACGAAAGCGGTTTGCCATTAGCGGTTGGGCCGACAACGGACGTTCCGGGGATTGGCGTGTTAGCTGCAGCCCTTCGGTCTGCCTGATCTTCGTATGACATTGGCGCAGCAACAGCAGGAGAACCAATACCCATGATAGGCTCAGCCCGAACGGTCGAAGGCATTACAGCCGCGCTGCGTGCTGGATCGGAATAATACCCAGCAGCAGCCAGAGCATCCTGTAAAGCGGGATCATCAAAGTAATAATCTTCAAACATGCCTAAGATCCCTGACTAATCACTTCATTGAAACGCATTGCCCATTCGCGCCAATCGTCAAACTGATATGCGTCTGGAACACCAAGAGCTGCGAGAGACGCAATCGTTGATAACCCAGATGCCCAGTTTTTCCAATCGCTTTCATCCATTAGACGAACAGCAACGCCGAAATCTTCAATAGACGGGAACATATAGTCCGCCCAGTCCACAACATTGTCTACAATGCGCGGATCAACTGTGGTCGTGACGATCTTCGCCATTAGCTCTGATACCTGCCGTCAGCCGTTTCGATGTGGACAATAACCTGACCCATCTGATAGTCGCCGCCGACCGTGTTCGAGCTAAACCTAAAGCGAAGCTCACGCCGCTGCTCCTTAAAGAACACCTGCTGCTCATACTTCTCGTTTGCCACAGCCGGGAAGGTGCGCAGCGGGCCATATACTTCAGGCGCACGAGCGTTGATTCTGCCCGTAATCTGGGCCGTCATGTCACCCTGCTGCACAAAGTCAGGCTCAATCATCTCAACGTGAATGGAGCGGCTGCGCGGGTTATTGTCAGTGAGGAACGATATATCGCCCGTCTCGAAATAGCTCTGGACAGCATTGATCTGTGCGCCGTCAATCTCATCAACGCCAAACTCATGCTGCCAAATGCGGTAGCGCGTAGGGCCATTGCTAACCACGCGAATTGCTTCGCCTTCGGTAATGCGCGTATCACTACCTTCCGTGATGCGGATGTCGGCCACGCCGGGGCTTATTGGGTTAACGCCAGCAAGGATAGGACGGTTCAGTGAACCAGCATAGATGCCAGCAGAGCGCCCAATATTCGGCAGCTCAGTGTCGTACCATGTCTGCTCACGGAAGTTATAGATCACAGCGTGCGTGCATTCAGTCGCATCGCCACGCGGATAGCACCACCAGATCTCACCAAAGCGCGGAACCTTATAGGCGAAGATCTTATTCGCATACGGGCGGTTCAGGCCGTCGAAGAAATAGTTGATGTTCATGTTGTTCGGTACTTCGCGAACCACACCGTTGTACATCATGAATCGGCCATCACCGACCCAGAAGTAAATCCCGTCATACTCAATTGCGCTGTTCACCGCGATGATCGAAGAGGATGAACTGATCGTATCGAACGCGAACACATCCGTGCCACCCGTGTAGTATGTGCGGATCAGGCTATCGAGCGTCCACAGGAGGCCGGCAGGGTTCTGACCACCACCACGCAGCGGAAGGCCCTTGACGATCTTCGATGAGGCAATGAACGCATCGCCCGCATCACCACTGGTAAAGTTCGTGGGATCGTTTGCATCCGACCACTTCACGTACCCGTTCTGGGAAAACATAAACAGATACGGGTGCAGCACCACAACGCCGCCGCTTACACCAGCCGTTGGGATTGGCGTCAGGGGCGTCGTGCCATAGATGTCGCCGAGATAAGCAGGATAGTCTGTGCCGGTAGAAATATCGAGCGCAGCATCTGTAGCGTGCGCGATCAGCACAGTCGAGCTACCAGCGCCGTCATAAAGCGCGTCGAACTGCCACATGAATTCTGGGCCGCCTGTGTACGTCGTAGGGGCGCGTGAAACCAGAGAGCTGGTGCTGCCAGTCACGTCAATCGTCATGCGCTGCAGGCCCTCACCATAGCCCATATGAGTATAGGTAAAGTTGTTTAACGACTGCAGATGAAATTGATTAACGACGCCTTCGACGAAGTTCGTGATCTGCCGATACCCGCCGATCTTGCGCGGCAGCCCGCGCTGAAACCGAACCCACTGTCCGTCAACGTAGAAGTTCCCTTCAAACTTCGTACCATCCCGCTTGATGCCGGGCTGTGAATTGATGTTGACGGGGACTAGGGTCATTAGATGACCGCTTCAGGCCATACGATGCTGAACGGATTAGCTTGCGTGGTTATGTCGCGTAATGCTTGGCGGTATGTAGCCCATGCAGGAGCGTCTGCCGAAGCGTCAGGTAATTGCGTCCAATCAGATTCAGCCAGCAGCTTGTTACGTTCCGCACGGATCACGGTCCATTGCGCTCCGACCTTTGCGGCTGACTCGTCTGCGCTAAGGTCTGTCACGATGTAGTTCTGCGTCCATACGCCGTCGATCAGCAGGGCTGGGCCTTCTTCAAGGTGCTGTGTGGCTGGCTCGTGGTATGGCGGCGTGACGATCTGCTTTTTGTGTACGCCAAAACGCTCAACCTGTTCTTCGGTCAAACGGCGGGCGTAGCAATAATTGTCCGCATCCCACTGCGTCGGCTCGACATCAAAGATGTGCCGTATGAAGGTGTCGCCTTGGGCTTGGACATACCACATTATTCTGCTTCCTTTGCTTCCCGCTTGGCGGTTACACGTACAACAGCCGCATCGTATGCAGCTTGGTCTTCGATCTGCGACTTAAGCGCAGATATAATAAGCATTACGTTGCCCATTTCTTTGCGCGTGCTGTTCAGCCGTTCTGCTACATTGGCCGCGAACTCATTGTCTGTAGCGTTTGCCAACAGATGCTCAAAGTTTTTGCGGTCAAAGTCGTAATGAAAATGCTCCACCTCACGGGCGTACATAGCGTCTGCTAAAGTATCGTATTTGTATTCAGGTGAAAGCTGTTCGTAATTCATATTTGTTCTTTTCTTATGAGTTGAGTGTAAACGCTACTCCGTTACCACTAGCGGAGGGCAACGTAGTTGGATTGGTATATATAGTGCCAAAGCCAGTGCCGGCGTTAAACGGGTAAGCCGTAATAAAAGGCGTTCCGCCGCACGCTACAGCGATTGCATCCCCCGCAGGGCTAAAAGCAACGCTGTTACCTTGGGTCGAGGGTAGTGTAGCTGGATTGGTATATTTAGTACCAAAGGCAGAACCGCTCCACGGGTAGGCGGTAATGAAGGGTGATGTCTGGTGCGCTACGGCAATAGCGGTACCCGCGGGGCTGAACGCTATTCCAATGCCGATGCCAGTAGGCAACGTGGCTGGGTCGGTATATTTAGTGCCAAAAGCGGAGCCACTCCACGGATATGCAGAAACAAAGGGTGATGTCTGGTGCGCTACAGCAATAGCAGTACCAGCAGGGCTAAACGCTACCTCTTGGCCCGTGCCAGTAGGTAGTGTAGCTGGGTCGGTATATTTGGTACCAAACCCAGAACCGACACTCCACGGGTATGCGGAAACAAAGGGTGATGTGTCATGCGCTACAGCGATGGCAGTACCAGCAGGGCTAAACGCTACACCGTTGCCAGGGCCAGTAGGCAATGTAGCTGGGTTGGTATATTTGGTGCCAAAACCAGACGTGGACCAAGGGTAAGCAGAAACATAGGGTGAGGCGTCATTCGCTACAGCAATGGCGTCGCCAGCAGGCGAAAACGTTACACCGTAGCTGGCGCTCGTTGGCAGCGTAGCTGGGTTGGCGTATTTAGTACCGAAGCCAAACCCAAGCCATGGGTAGGCGGCAATAAAGGGTGTTGTGCTGTGTACTACAGCGATAGTATCGCTACTGGGACTAAACGCTACGGCGCGGCCAGTCCCAGTGGGGAGCGTAGTTGGGTCGGCAAACTTAACGCCAAAACCAGTGCTGACGTTCCAAGGGTAGGTAGAGACGTTGGGTGATGTAGTGTGCGCTACAGCAATAGATGTTGATGATGCCGAAGCGCCTGTCTGGTACAAATAGTTTGCCATCCACTTTGTCGCGGTAACTTTAATTGCCATTAATGTATTGTTTGAGGGAACAACTATAGTTCCCGTTGTTCCGCCGCCAAAAACAAGAGTGTCACCGCAAGCTACGTTTACTTGGCGCGCGCCATTTTCTGCCGTAAACAACACAACCGTGCCAATTGTAAACGCAACACTAGCGTTTGACGGGATAGTGTACGTGCGGACAGTAGTGTCGGCTACAGGGTGAAATATCTGCTTGCCTGCGTCGCTTAAAACTAACGTGTAGTCGGCGGATTGAATGCTTTGCGGATACGCCACCGCGTTCGATGGAAGCGCGGTAGACGCCCAGCTTGTACCGTTGCTGGTCAGTACGTTACCAGCAGTGCCCGGAGCTACAGCAGCCACAGCCGACGTGCCATTGCCGATCAGGACGTTATTAGTCGCAAGCGTAGCTGCACCTGTACCGCCATTGGCTACAGGCAAGATGCCGGTGACGCCAGTGGTCAGACTTACTCCACTAATCCCACCAGTCGCCGTAAGCGTACCAGCCACCGTGACATTCGCGCCATTCGCCGTCAGCGCAGTAACGCCGCCAGACTGCAGCTGCAGAATACCAGAGCCGTCGCCAGTTACGACCGCGCCGCCAGAGGTGTTGCTTGCGTTAATGGTTGTTGGCATTGGTTATTCTCCGAGAGATTCGATCTGCGCCTGAAGCGCTTGGAGCTGGGTGAGGAGTTCTTCTTTGGTGGGTGATGGTGGGACAGGCGCGGGTTCTGGAACGGGACGATTGTCTACGAACTCGCCATCCACATAGGACCAGCCAATGCCCGCGCCTTCGGGAAGTTGAATCAACCCGTGCTCGGCTGCAAAATCAGCATCAGCGACTATAGCGTTAACCACTTGACCATTTTCTACCAAAGCGTAATTCATATAAACCTCAATACATTATGGTTACGACACCATTGCCTCCAGCAAATCCAGATGTGCCTGCCGTTCCGCCAGCACCAATAGTTACTGTGTACGATGTCGTAGGCACTAAATTGGTGTACATTTTAATTGCATGACCACCACCCCCACCGCCGGCATTGGCTACACCACCACCGCCACCAGCGCCTAGAATACCAACGGTTCCATATCCAGCAGACGCCAAACTATAAATACTAGCACCGCCCCACCCAAAAGGACCGGAGCTGTTACTAAGGCCGTTCCCGCCATATCCATTAAGGTCACCGTTAGACCCAAGGCCGCCAGCACCGGGGCCTCCTCCACTGCTACCACCTACACCGCCAGTGGCACTTGTTGTTGTTGGGCCAACAAAAGAAGTTGTTCCGCCGGTTCCGCTACTTGCTGATCCACCGCCGCCTCCTGCGCCGACAACCGTTATAAGAGCCTTTGTAATCCCCGCTGGAACTGTAAATGAACCAGACGCTGTAAAAACAACATAATTGGAAAAACCACCAGCAGGTGCAGCCGCGCTTGTCCATGCCGTACCATTACTGGTCAGCAGGTTACCAGCAGTACCCGGTGAAGTTAATCCAGTGCCGCCATTAGCAGCCGCCACGTTACCAAAGGACAGCAACCCAGACGCATTCGTCTGCAATACTTGCCCGCTAGTCCCATCAGTAGACGGCAAGGTAAACGTCGTATTCGCAGCAAGCGTGTTTGGCGCTTTAACAGCCACATAGTTCACGCCATTAGCGGTCGCCTCAGGAAGCTGCAGCTCAGCGCCCGCGATAGCAGAAGCCGTGACAGCGAAAGGCGTCGCAACACTGACAGCCTTCGACTGCGTGGAAGCGTCAGGAAACGTAATCCCAGCAGTGCCATCAATGATCGTGCTCATATGGATTACTCCGTGGGTGTTTCTTCAGTCGGGATTTCCGGAACCGCAGGCACCGGCTTTACCAGAACGCCATCGATCCAGCCATCGCCATTCACAGCGTCGTCAGGAACTTCGGTGTCGTAGAAGACTGCTACATCGGGGTGATAGATCTCCGTCGGCTCTGAGTGAGCTATGTCCCGAATACGTTCGTTTTCAATCCATGCCTTGCGCATATCAATATCCATCCGTCCAATATAGGATTACGGCACCAGCACCGCCTGTGCCGCCACATCCGCCACTGCCGCCCCCGCCAATGCCGCCCGCTCCGCCGGTGTTAGAACCGTGACCGCCGCCACCGCCGCCACCAAACCCGCCTCTACCAGCACTGATGCCACCACCACCACCGCCGCCAAATCCACCCATTCCTCCGGGACGTTGTTGAGTGCTGGCATTAGGATTTCCACCACCGCCACCTCCTCCTTGGCCTCCGGGAAGACCGAAACTGAAATTTCCTATACTGGTGGTGCCGGTGACAGTAGCGCATCCAGCACCACCCGCTCCATCTAAAGAACGGTAAACCATTTTTATGAATGGGCTTTCTGGATTTGTATTCCCAACAATAGGGGTAGCGCCCAAAAATATAGTGGTTCCGTTATAAGCTGAAGGGACAAGAACAGCGGGCTGTTGCGCGAATCCAGAACCTCCTAAATTATCATACGTTGCGCCTCTTCCGCCAGAAGACATTGTTCCACCACCGCCACTGCCAACATCGGCAACTTC